GACTAGATAAGTGGCATTGTAATAATAACCACCACCACCGCCACCACCGCCAGCATTTGCACCACCTCCACCGCCACCAGCAACAACCAACAATTCGCAAGTTCCAGAAACACCAATTGTGATGGAACCCGATCCCGTGTACTTGATGATTGTCTTTCCAGCGCGAGAGGAGGTGTCAATCGTTGGAGATCCTGTTGTGCCTGTATAAGTAGCCTTTGAGATTCCGCCTCCGAAAGCAAAGCCAGTAAGTAATGGACTCATGCGAACTTCACCGCCCCTCCTGCTAGAACTGTGTAAGTTGGTGTCGCCGCCGTTTTGATAATAGTGAAGGAATATGCATCCAAGGCGCTTGGATTTCCAAGAGCAGGGGCGCTACCTCCCGACCATTTTGGGATGACTGCGTTGCCGTCAATTTGGAATGCGCTTGGATAATAACCAGTCGTTCCGTTGGTATTGAGGAAGACAATGGAAATCGATTGCCCTACCGAAAGCAGGGAATTGAGTGTTGTTCCCGAGTTTCCTCGGAAGTTGAGAGTCCAGTTGGCGCTTGCGTTGCTGGTGTAGAACCAAAGGGTTGAGGTTTTGCAATCAATGTTGATTGTTCCAGTCGCCGATGAAGCCACGACATTTGCAGTCTCAATCGCTCCAAGAACAGCAGGGTTTCCCGTGTAATAAGCTGCAAGAAGATTGAGGGTTCCGCCCAAATCGTTCAATGTAGAGGCTGGTAAAGCGTTGCCATTGACGAAGACTGTTCCGCCAGTTCCCGGCGCTGGAAATCCTACTGCCATGATGTCTCCCTAGAATGTAGAAGGTGAAAGGTCAAGACCGATTCGCCATGAGTCTGGGGTGATGTCATGGCTTATCGATTCGATGATGTTGATGAAATTCAACGAACGAGAATCGACTGTGGTTCGGACAATTGTGGCACGATCGCCAATGTCTGCTGGCAGAACATTTGCCCAAATTGTACCAAGGCCAATTGCATCGAATTCGACTCGGTCGATTCGGGTGATTGGATACTGAGTTCTCGTCGCATAGTAACCAGCCATCGTTGAAGCATCTGAGTCATTCAGCAATGGGGCGGTCACATTTCGAGTGTAAGTGCCAAATCTCGCCGTCACGATTGCATTGGTGGCGGTTTGGACATGGCCTGAATACTGAGTCAGATTGCAGGTGTTTATCATAAACCGAGCGCCTGGGTCTGTCTGAATGACATCGTATTCAATTGTCCCTGTCGAGCGATCATCGGAAAGGGTGAATCGCATTGTCTGGGTCTTGAGGTTTTCATACGAAATCAAAGTCGTGACACCAGCACGATTGACGAAGAATGTTCCGAATTCACAAGCTGCTGCCTCTTCGCATAGGGCAAGAACTGTGTTGCCATAAGTGGTTGGCTGCATCTGGCGCGAACCAGTCAGAGAGGTTGAGAATGTTCCGGGATAGGAGCCGACAGAGAAGTCGCTGATGACTCTGGCAATTCTCGCCGAAGAGGTATCTCCTGAATAAGAACTGGCAATGGTCGAAAGGGAATTCGCTCCGAAAATAGCGAGCGCATCTGTGGCGACAATTGTGGAAATTGGATCAAGAGACTGGTCGGCAGTTACCTGCTCAATGAATCCCGTGAATAGATATTCTGTGGTAGCGCCATAGGTTGCCGAGACGCGAATCTTGGTTCCACGCGTGAGAACTGAATATCCATTCCAAATATAAATCGAGGAAGAATTTCCAGGGTCATAATTTCCCGAAAGATTATCCAGAACGATGGTCATTTGACCGGGTTGGAAGGTCTGGTCTTCGCGAGTTCTTCCGCGACGAATACTGACCGAACGGGCATCGGTTGAGGCTATTGTCTGCCAGTTTGTGCCTGAAGTTCCACCGAGAACATCGGTCGAAGAATTGAGTGAGGAAATCCCAATCGTGAAGATATTTCTCCAACCATAGTCAATCTCAATCAGAAGACTTGGCGCATTTGTGCCATCAAGAAGTGCCATTTATACCCCCAAGATTGATGGATTGAGTCCACGCCTTCTCATCAATTGTGCAATGTTATCGCGTACTGTGACAGCCAAATCCTTTTCCTGCACGACCGATCCAGCAACATTGATGGTGATGTTCATTCCTGAACCCATTCCGCCCATTTGACTGAGAGGAATAACTGCTTCGGGCCCGGCTTCGCCAATCATGGCAAGGGTCGGAGAATTGACGATTCCACCATTGGCTAGCATGGGAATCTCTGGGAGGTTTATTCCGAACTCATTACCGCCGATAAGAGGAACCCAACTTGGAATCTTGACATGGATTGAGTCAATGGTACGGATGACAACATTGGCAATCGAGATGATGTCATTGATTGCAGACTTGAGGAGACCCACGAATCCCTTCACGCCATCAACGATTCTGCCGATAATTCCTTCGATGAAGTTCCAAGCACCAGAGACGACATCCTTGATTCCGCCCCAAATCTGGCTCCAATGATCGCCGAGCCATTTGATAGCAATTCCAAGTGGGGAAGCCTCTGTGAAGAGATGCCAGATAAGTTCGATTTTCGAGCTTATCCAATCCCAAGCATCAGCGATGATTGTCTTGACATCATTCCAAATCTGCTTCCAATGGGTTGCCAAATAGATGATTGCTGTCACGATAAGGCCGATGGCGACGCTAATTCCGCCAGTTGCGACATCCACTTCAGCACCAGCAGCCGTCACTTCTGCTCCTGCAACTGTGGCTGCTTCTCCAAATCCAACCCATCCAGCAATCATCTCGCCGAAGGAAGAGACCGAAGCCAAAGCCGCTTTGCCTAGCGTTGCAATGTAAGCGCCAATCGCCGTGACCAATACTCCACCAATAACTGCGGCGAAAGCCTCGGCAATTGCCTTGTGCTTGCCGAACCAATCGACAATATCCTTCACAACCCCAATCAATTTCTCGATGATTGGAATCAACATAACGCCGATATTCTTGGCGACATCTTCCGACTGGGCTTTGACCGCTGCCATCTGGCCTGAGAATGTTTCGGCTTGCTTGGCAGCCTGTCCACCGATTGCATCGGAAAGACCTTTCATAATTTCCGTACCTGCGGAGGCTACGGAATTGACCTTTTCCTGAGCATCGTGAACTTTGCCAAGTAGAGCCTCATAGGTTGCATGGCTCTTGCTGTTGGCATCCAAAGCATCAGAATGAGCCTTGAGATAGGCCGAAGCCGCATCGGTAGCCTTGGAAAGAGCATTGTTGGCAGCCTCGAGTTTGGCTGCCCCTCCTGCTGTAACTGGCAAATCAATTCCAAGTTGCTTGAGAGCCTTGGTCTGACCTTCTGAAGCGCGAGCAACTGCGGTGGCTGCATCTGCCAAATCTATGTGCTTATATTTCGCGAGATCGGCAGCAAGTCCCAAATCGTTCAGAGCCTTTTGAGGGTCTTTGGTTGCAGTCGTCAGATTCGCCAAAGCCTCTTGAGTCTGGGCGTTGGTGTAGCCGAATTGCTCCATCTTCTTCTGAGCGTCATCGATAGGGGTGGCAAATTGCTCAAAGGAAGCGCCAGCATTCTTGAGTGCGGTCTCCAATTTGGCGTGGGAGGTCTCGAATTTGTCAGCCATCTCCAATGAGAGACCGCCAACCGAGATTGCTGCTGTGCCAATTCCGAGCAAGGCTGCTTTGCCGAAGGTGGCAAGTTTATCGAATGAGCCAGTTCCCTCGGTTTCGAGTTTTGCAACTTCACCGCGAGCCTCGCCCATTGCGGTGGTGAATTCTGAGACATTCGCCTTCAGCTCAACGAATACTGGTGGGAGTAGTGACATCAGATAATTCCTCCCATTCTATCGACGGCCTTTGACCATGCATTCTCATATATTTTGGATACTTCTGGTTCAACTTTTGCAATTGCTGGTGCGAAATATGGATACTTCGCCTCGAGCATTCTTTTCTTGACATTGTTCGGAGGTGCGCCGATGCCGACACCTCCAGAGAAGTATCCATTGACTTCTTGAGGTTTCTTCACCGATCCAACACCCTTATAGAGAACGCCAGTCATCCGACCCGGGCCACCAGAGCGAGGAAAGTTGTGTTGGCCTGTTGTGCCTGAAACTTGGAAATTGGCTCCCGTGATTTTGTTGTTTCCCTTTTGAGTCCAGCGAGGATTGCCACGAAGATTGGCGCGAATCGCTGTCTTCATCTTGTTCTGAACAGTTTTCAGGGAATTCATAGTCGCACGATCCACGCGACCCTCAATCTCTTGGGTTGCTGAATTGAATTCTTTTACACCCGAGAAAATTGCTTCAATCGCTGATGCCATTACGCTTCCCCGTTCTGAATTTTGTTTCGGGTCTCAACCACGACATTGTCAATGGCAAGAATCCAGTCTAGCGTGACTGCAGACTCATTCTCGAGCTGAGAAGGAGTGCAATGAAGCAGTTTGCAGAGCCGATAGATTTTCCATTCATCGACAAGTGGTTCACGGACAACCCCACCCTCAAGCGCCCTCCCTATTGCTCGGAGAGAGGCGCTTGGGCTTTTGGGTTGTTGCTGAATCCGAAGTTTGGAAGTAGAAGGTTGATGGCAGGAGCCGTCACTTCTTGGAGAGTCTTGTAATCCTCGCCCGACAATTGGAGAACATTCTCCAAATTGATTTCCTTCTCAAATGACCAAGACTCGACAAGCGCAACAATGAGCAAGTCGTTCAATTCATAGAATTGGTCAATCGTCGAAGGGTCGATATTTGCTGCGACCTCTGAAGGAGCAAGCAGAACATTCTTTGCCTGACTTCTTGCGATGACGAGCAAAGCCTTTTCAACTGGTCGGCGAAGTTTTACCGAGACGGAGGCTGGATCGCGAAGGATTGCCCAACCTCCGTTGGTGAGTTCAACTTTTTGAGACATTTTTTCCCCTGTTCTTATTGCTTAGAGTGATGAATCTGCGGTCTGGTAAGCGATTGTCAATGGCTGGTTTGTGCCGTCATCATAGGCTTCGTAAGTCATTGAAAGGTCGATGACTCCTGGGCCTGAAACATTTGGAGTATCAGCATTGAACTTGGCTGCTGGAATTGTGATGACCAACTTCTCGCTCTGACCAAGTGCAATGGTCTGACCTGTGAAGGTCAAGACAATCGCTGTTGTCGTATCGGCAAGGAAAGCCGTGAGGAGGGTTGTGTCTGTGAATTCAGCAGTCAGCTTGCCTGAAATCTTGCGGAAGCCATTGATGACCTGCTCTGCTTTGATTCCTGCGCCACCAAGGTTGAAGCGATCACCCTTGAGAGTGTTTCCAACTGTAACTGTGAAGTCCTTGATGTTGGCAACTGATGAGCCAGCGATTGTCAAAGCACCTTGAGAGAAGTTGAAGAGGTTGGAGATTGTGGAATATGAAGCGGTTGCAAGCGAGACACCAGTTGTCAATGAAGCAGCATCAACTGTGAACTTTCCTGTTGCGATGCCACCATTGGCAACTGCAAGCTCGAAGCCCTGAATCTTTGCGCCAGCGACAGTCTTTGGTGTAACTGTTCCACCATATTGAGGAACGCCAACCTGTGCAGTGAAGGAGCGACCATAGACATCACCAAGTGTGAAAGTGTAGGAATAAACACCTGTCGTTGTGGTGACTGCTGATGGTGAAGTTCCCATTGCTTGAGCAAGAAGTAATCCAAGACCGCGAGTTGGCAAGTCGAGGGTGATGTCGCCTGTGACATCTGTTGTGGTTACAACTCGACGCTGAGCGCGTGGAAGTTGTCCACCTGCACGAAGACCCATTCCAACTGCAACCTTCTTGTTGTAGTTGAGATTTTCTGAAGTGAATTCATAGAATCGAGTAACTGTGACAGGTGTATTGAATGTTGTTTCGGCTGCAATCCCTAGTTGCGAACCAATACCTGAACCGATTGCCATTTTGTCTCCTAGTTCTGTGCAGCCTGAGAATCAGGCGTTGCGGTTGTTGGTGATGGGTCTGTTACTGGCGCGGAAATGGTAGGGGCTACTCCTGACCAATTCTGTGTCTGCTCCAAGAGAGATGCTGCTGCCTCATCTGAGACTTCAGCACTCTCACCAGCCTTCACGACAAGATTGCCGAGGGCTGGAATAACTAGATCGCCGAGAGGCGAGATGTTTGTGATTGTTGCCATTGCTTGCTCCCTAGATTCTGCTCTGGTAGGTAATTGTAAAGATAATCCCGACTCCAACCCCATTGGCTGTTTGTCGATAGATGACTTGGCCTTGCTCCATAGCCGAGAACTGAACAAGACCTCCGAAAGAGACATCTGAACGGACTGCGGTTTCAACTGAGCCAAGAAGAGAGAAGGCTGCTGTTCGGCGATCTGTCAATGAAGTGGAGCCATTGGCTGACCAGAGGAAGCAGGTGAGCGAACCCATCTCGAACTTGTTGATTGCTCCGAGTGGGCGGTATTCCTGACGGAATGAACCGGGATTGACTTCATCTCCTTCAAGATTGCCATCATGCCCGACGGCGATTGCGTCGCCCGGATATGACATATCGATTTCGATTCCGTCAAAGATTCGGATTGAGGAAAGCGATGGAGCCGATTGCAAGGTCGAAATGACGGCCTGAGAGAATGCAGGAAAGGTTGAGGTTGCCATTTATGCCAACCCTGGGAAAGAAGTTGGGTCGAGCAGTTCCATTGCTCGGCGAGGAAGGGAATAGGTCGGGGCGTTGTAAAGCTCGTCGCCCGAAAGATTGCGACCCATCACATTGATTGCGCCACGCTGTGTCTGCCAAAGATGGCGAAGGATTTCAAGGACACCCTGCTTGGCACTCATTGGTGGATTGACATAACCAGCGACATAGGTGATGGAGACATTGTTCATCCCTTGAGTCCAGTATCCATAAGAGTTGGTCGCGTAAAGCGTTCCAGACCCGATTCGGTAGAGGCGTTGGCCTGTGTAATCCAGAACATAATTCGAGGATGGGATGAGGATGCCGTTCTCATAGACCGAGGTGATTGAGATTGCCTTTGGGTTACGAATGCGGATGAACTCGGTTCCGCCGTCATAAAGCTCGCTGGTGAAGGTGCGACGACCGAGAACCTGTCCGACATAAGTTTCGGCAAGGTCGGTTGCTGCGTCGATAAAGCGGCGAACCTCATTTTCGTTGGCTGAAGCCGAAGGGATGTTCAGATAGTCGAGTGCTTCGTCATAGCCGACAATCCCGATGTCGTTGATGTCGCGAACCTCGAAGATGTCCGAGAATGCCTGTGGATAAGCCCCTGTCGCGCTCCAAGAGAGGATATGGCGACCGACTTGGGTGGGAAGGTAGGAGGCGGTATAAGTACCCGTCACAGAGGTCGCTGTGGTCACAGAAACAGTTGTGGCATCTGGCAAGGTGATGCTCAAGGTGACTGTGCCGGGATTGACCGCTGCGCCATTGGAATCAACTGTGTTCCAAGTCAGATAGACCTTGTCGCCTAGATCGTAGGAGCCTGAAAGCGCCATCGGTTACTCCTTAGAGATAGGGCAGGAAGGTTGAAAGTCAGGGGGAACTCTCAACCTTCCTGCTTTTGAGATTGTTGGATTGCGAACGACCGCATTGGGTGATGGTGTCGTTCATCGAGCCAGAACTGTTTGTGGTGCGGAAGAATTGCGCCAGTGTGAGCGTAGATTGGGAAGCCCATTGATTTGATGCGCTTGGAAAATAACAAATCCTCGCCGAAATAAGTGCCATCGATTGCGCCTTCAACGAACCATGCCCAATCCTTGCCTTGGTTTGGCGTGGCTTGCTTTTGCATTTCAAGGAGAACGCTGCGGTGAATCAAGAGACATCCAGTTCCTACCGCATCGACTTCAATCAATGAATCTTCTGGATAAGCATCAATCGCCTGAAGTCCCTTTTCCGAATCCATTGAATAGATTGTTGGAACTGGGCGAAGGCCGTCATTGTCATCGAAGAATGCAGCAAAGACTAGACCTGAGACAATCGGGCGGTCTTTGTCGTGGGCTGAATCAATCAGCTTGTGCCAAGTGGAAAGAGATAATCGTTCATCGGAGTCAATCATCAAGAGCCAGTCGGCATCTGTTGTCTCCAAGAATGTTTTGACAACGACATTTCTCGACCGAGTTGTCAGGCCGACATTGCCGACTTGCACCATATGATCGAAGTGACCATTCTTCTCGCGAGCGACATGAATCAAGTCCATCGCAAGGAGGGCATCAATCGTGCCGTTGTTCACCATGCCGATGCAGACTTTGTGTGAAGATTTCATCGCTTCTCCGCATCTATTGTGACGGAGGTTGTTTCGGGTTGTGCGGATTTCAATTCTGAGATGAGGCTGTCAAGAGCCGCAATGCCTTTGTTCTGAACCAGCTCCCTCGCTGATTCAAGACCTTCAAGAAATATAGATCGCAATTTATTCTCCCCTGTTGATTGTGTTGCGCCGAGACGCTGACTCTACCCGTAAAGGATAGAGCCAGCGTCAAGGATTTGGCTATTAGTAGCCAGAAGGTGCAACAGTTCCTGTTCCAGAAATTGTTGAGACCGACTTGTTGAAGCGGTGTGCGAGAGCAGCGTATCCATAGACCTGGAAGCGAACTGTGAGGTTGCTTGAGAGGACATCTGGGAGAACGCGTGTCTTCACGCCTGACTCGAAGAGGTAAGAATCTGAGAACTTACCGACGAGGATTGGTGAATAGTTGGTGGTTGCGCCGTAGGTCTTTGGAAGTGTTGCATCCAAGAACACAGGAACGCCCTGAATTGTTCCAACTAGACCAGCAGGTGCGCCTGGATTTGTAACTGTTCCAGCAGCGTTGAATGCCTGTGATGCGCCTGTTACTGGCACAACGAGTGGGCGGTTGCTTCCATCAACTTGGCTGGCGAACCAGTACCACATTGAAGGATGCATGACGATGGCTTCTGCTTGCTTGTAACGATTTGTTACAACCTTAGAGATTGCCTGAGCAATTGCCTTCGCGCCATTGACTGCTGTTGGTGTTGATTCAGTCCATGTTGTTGGGATTCCGTTGGTGGTATCTGCGCCGAGGGTGATGAGACCCTTGAGAGAGCCAGATGTTCCATCGCCTGAACCGACAACTGCTGTGTTGAGTTGCAATGCATAGTCAGCCATGAGATCACCGAAGACGAGACGATCGAGACCGCCAGCAAGAGGAGACTGCTCCACAAGCTGGATTGATACATTCTCATAGCCAGAGATTGTACGAACAGGCGCTGTGACTGTTGATGAGACCATGTCGCGAGTTGTTGTCGTTGCATTGTCTGCAGACTGGAATGCAGCAAGTGTACCTGTTGTGATCTGTGGGATGTTGATGCTGTCTGTACCAGCAGGCAGAGCCATGTTGGTGACGAGGTCAGCGGTTACGCGAGCAGCACGAGCGAACTCTGCGTATTCGTTGATGAGGTAGATTGGAGGAACGAAGTCTCCACCAGCGCCATCGGTGCGGGAAATGTCGCGAGACTCAACTGCGACTTCCTGCTGGTGGCGATAGAGGCGCTCCCATGAAGAGCGATCGTTGCGAAGCTGTGCGCCGATCATGTCGCGGACGAAAGAATTCTTTCCATCCTTGTCATAGGTCATTGCCTCTGCGGTGACCTTTGCGCCACCGAATGTTGCAACGCCAGCCTCTTTGCGAGACTCTGCGATTGCTGCTGTACGTGCTTCTACCTTTTCGGCAGTTGCGATGCGCTCATCGAGCTTTGCAATTTCATCTTGCGCTGCTGATGCTGCATCCAGAGCTTCTGCGCTGACATCTTCTGCTGCGAGAGTTGTTTCAACCTCGGCAACAAGACCATCGC